GCGAGTGCCGCATCGTTGCCGTGAGCGCCCGCGAGGGCGAGGCCAGCGCGCAGGCCGGGCTGGGCGAGCCGCCCGAGGGCTGGGAGCAGATCGACCCCAAGACCGGCGCTCCGGTGGGCATCGACAAGGGCTTCGACCACGCGCCAGGCGCGGCGGCCGACTGGCCCCTGCAGCGCTTCATCGACGACAAGCTGCTCGCTCTGGATGCGCCCATCGGCGCGGCCATGTGGCAGGAGTTGCGCCCGGCGCTGGAAGCGGAGCGCCTGCAGCGCTGGCGCGCCATGGTCGAAGGCACGGCCGGCGCCATGCGCGCGGGCGGGGAAACCGTCCAGGTGCATACCGTGGCGCCGGAGACCGTGGGGGCCCTGGAGGCGCGGGGCGTGGCCCTGGAGAACGCCGCCGTCTGGATGCGCGACACCGAGCTGCTGCATGCCCTGCGCGACACCAAGGCCACACGCGGCGCTGGCCTGCCCGTTGAAGTGTGGCTAGAGCTGCCGCGCTTGCTGCAAACCGCCGAGGCGTACCTCGATACCAACGACCTGGCGCTGATCTACTCGGTGGACCTGGGGGAGCGGTGGGGAAAGCTGGTGGTGCGCGTCAATCGCAACATGAAAGGCCGTTTCAACGGCGTGCGTGCGCACCTGGTATCCAACTTCGTGCAAACAGGGGGGCTGGTGAACCCGGACAACCTCCTGTCCGAGCCGCACATGGTGCCTTTGAAGAGGGAGTAAGCGGCGCCGGATTCGAACCGGATCATGAGGGCCGGGCCCCCAACCATTCCCATTGGAAACAACCGCCTACCGCTTTCGATTATGACCAGCTTCACCGTCATCGTCCAAGACCAGCCCGTCCAGGACCTGTTGCAGCGCCTGGCCGAGCGCGCCGAGAACCTGCAGCCCGCCCTGCAGGCGATTGGCGACGACATCGCCGAGCGCACCAAGCAGCGCTTCGGCAGCAGCACCGGCCCCGATGGCGTGAAATGGAAGGACAACGCGCCGGCCACGCTCGGCATCGTTGCCGCGCGCCTGGGCAAGAGCTACCGCAAGAAGGGCGGCGACCTCAACGCGGCCGGGGAGCGCCGCCTCGCGGCCAAGAAGCCGTTGATCGGCGATTCGGGCGACTTGCGCCGCCAGATCGTCGCGCAGGCCACGGCCGACCAGGTCACGGTGCGGGCCACGCCCGTGTATGCCGCGATCCACCAGTTCGGCGGCAAGGCGGGCCGGGGGCTCAAGGTCGATATTCCCGCGCGCCCCTACCTGCCGGTGCGCCAGGACGGCACCCTGTACCCCCAGGAAAGCGCCCTCATCGTCGAGGCCATCAACGACCTGCTGCTGGACCTGTGATGCCAGGGGCCGCACAAGCGCCCCAGCGCCATGGACAGGGCCACGGCACGCCCTGCGCGCTATTCGGGCCCTGTGCGCGTTTATAAACGCCTTCCCGCAGGGGTTCGCGCCGAAGCGAGCGCGGCAGGTAGGCCGGCAGCAGCCACACGGCGCGCATGCCCGGCCAGCCCGGCAAATAGTGTCCTAGTTCCCAATACTTCGCGGCACCGCCCCGGAACACTGGCGGCATGCCTCAAGCCGCCACACCCGCTTCTCCCACGCTGCCCGACGGCATCGAGATCTTCCGGCCCGGCCGCCTGATCGACGATGCGGGCAATGTCCACGTCTTCACGGCGGCGGACATCGAGGGCATCGCCAAGCGCTACGACCCCGCCGTGCGCGAAGCGCCGCTCACCGTGGGCCACCCCGAGCACAACCTGCCCGCCTATGGCTGGGTCAAGTCCGTGGGCGTCTCGGCCGATGGCCGCCTGGTCGCCAACCCCCACCAGGTCGAAGCCAACTTTGCCGAGATGGTGGCGGCCGGCCGCTTCAAGAAGCGCAGCAGCTCGTTCTACCCGCCCCACGCCCCCAACAACCCGACGCCGGGCCATTGGTATCTGCGCCATGTCGCCTTCCTCGGCGCGCAGCCCCCGGCCGTGGCCGGCCTCAAGGACATCCAGTTCTCCGAAGACGACGCGGGCGGCGCCGTCTCGTTTTCTGAACCCGTAACCGCCCAACCGTCACCACAGGAGCCCGACGACATGGACAAGGAATTGCAAGACAAACTGGCGAAGGCCGAGGCCGACCTGGCCGCCGCAAACGAAGCCAAGGCCCGGGCCGAAGCCGAAGCGGCCCAGGCCAAGAAGAACGCCGAGGCCGCCGACCAGAAGGCCGCCTCGTTCGCGGAGGCCGCCCGCGCCGACCGCAAGGCGGGCTTCGTGTCGTTCGCAGAGGCCCAGGTGCAGGCCGGGCACTTGCTGCCCAAGAACCAGGCCATGTGCGTCGCCGCGCTCGAAGTGCTGGCGGACGCGCAGCCGGTCGAGTTCTCCGAAGGCGACACCACCACCAAGGTCAGCCCCGCGCAGTGGCTGCAGAACCTGATCTCCAGCGGCCCGCAGGTTGTCAGCTTCGGCGAGTTCGGCGGCCAGGCCATGCGGACTGTCACGGGCGCCAAGGGCAAGAGCGACGCCGAGATCGACAAGGCCGCCCAGGACTACGCCCGCCAGAACAAGGTGAGCTACGCCGACGCCCTCACGGCGGTCACCACGTTCACGAGCTGACCCCCATCCATCCCTCAAGGACGCACCATGACGATGACCGCCGCCGAGATCCGGCTCAAGCAAAACCCCATCCTGACCAACCTGCTGCTGGGCTTGGGCCAGGGCACCATGATCGCCGAGCGCCTGTTTCCGCGCCTGCCCCAAGCGCTCTCCAGCGTGACGCTGGCGAAGCTGGGCGATGAGCGCCTGCGCCGCTACAACCTGCGCCGCGCGCCAGGCGCGCCGACCAAGCGCATCAACATCAAGTACGACGGCAACACCTACGCCGTGGACCAGTATTCGGTGGAGGTGCCACTGCCGCGCGAGCTGCTGCGCGAGGCCGACGAGAGCCGCAAGCTGAACGTGGGCAACTACCTGGACATCAGCCGCATCGCCATGGCCACGGCCAATGACGTGCTGGGGCTGGATTACGAAATCGAGGTGGCCACGCTGGCGACCACGGCGGGCAACTATGCCGCAGGCCACGCGCTGGCCCTGGCGGGCCCCACGAAGTGGAGCGCTTCGACCGGAACGCCGGTGACCGACATCCGTGCCGCGAGCGATGTCATCCGCAAGAAGATCGGCAAGCGGCCCAACAAGCTCACGCTGTCTGCCGACGCCGAGAGCGCCCTGGTCACCAATGCCGAGGTGCGCTCGTATCTGCCGTCCTCGCAGATGGGCCCCGCGACCCACGAACAGCTCAAGACCATCCTGCGCGTGGAGGAAATCGTCGTCGGCGATGCCGTGTGGATCGACGAGACCGACACCGGCCGCGACGTGTGGGGCAACAACGCCGTCCTGGCCTACGTGCCCAAGATCGGCGGCACCGGCAGCGCAGACATCAGCCTGGCCGAGCCCGGCTTCGGCTTCACCAATGTGCTGGAGGGCCACCCCTTCGCCGAAACGCCGTACTACGACAACGGCCTCAAGAGCTGGGTCTACGGGGCCACCTTCGAGCGCCGCCCGAACGTGGCCTACAACACCGCCGCTTTCCTCTTCGCCAACCCGAAATAACCCACCGCCTGGGGCCTGCGGGCCCCGCCTCGATGTCGAGCGAGAACCCCCGGCGGCCGCCGCGCCGCCGGGCCGCAGGTAGACCGGAGAACCCGCATGCAGAAGAACTTGATTGCACTGATTGCAATTGCCGTCTTTGAAGACGGCAAGCGCAAGACCATCCAGCCCGGGGAACCCGTTCCCGCGCTGCCCCCCCACGACGAAGCCGACCTGCTCGACGCGGGGGCTATCCAGGATCTGGACGACGTGATTGCCCAGGAAGCGTGGAGCGCCAAGAAAGAAGCGGCCGCCCGCGTCGTGTTCGACGCGGCCCGTATACGGGTTGCCGCCGAAGCCGCCTCGCTCGCCCCGGGCGAGGAAGCCGGCGCAGGCCTGCAAGCGCAGGAGGCCCCCGGCCCCGCTGCCCCGGTCGCTGCCCCGGTCGCTGCCCCGGCCATCGAGCAGGCCAGCGCTCCGGAGGCCAGCCCGGCCGCCGCCCCCGCCGAAGCCAAAAGCGCAGCCACCCGCAAGCGCGCCTGACCACCAACCCCCAGCAGGAGCTGAAACATGCCATCGCAAAACAACGCCGGCCGCCAGTTCGACAAGCAGCACGCGGTCACTGTCGTGGCTACCGCCGCCGTGGCGGCCCATCGCTTTGCCGCCTATGACGGCGGCTATCCCTCGGCCGCAGGCGGTGCCAAGGACTGCCAGGGCATCTACGAGACAGCCGCCGAGCCCGGCGACGCCGTGAGCGTGGTCACCGGCTACAGCTACCTGGTCGAGGCCGAGGCCGCCATCGCCTTCGGCGCCCTGGTCAAGCCTGGCACCGATGGCAAGGCCATCACGGGCAGCGCGGCCGACCACTGCGGCCGCGCGCTGGGCGCCGCCACCCAGGGCGGCCAGCTCATCGAAGTGCAGACCTACAAGCACGTCCACGCCTGAGGCACCTGCCATGCGCTACGCCACCGTCGCCGACATGCTCGCGCGCTTCAGCGAAGCCGAGCTGGCCCAGCTCACCGACCCCGACACGGGCGCCGTCAACGCCGCCCGTGTCGAGACGAAGCTGGACGATGCCCAGGCCGCCATTGATGGCCGCATCGGCCAGATCTACCGCCTGCCGCTGCAGGGCTGCGCCAAGCCGGTCACGGCGCCAGGCAGCCAGCCTGAGCGCGTGGTGCCGCCGCAGTTGGTGCGCATCGCGTGCGACCTGGCGCGCTTTTGGCTGCGCGATGGCGTCTCCGAGGACTCGGACGTCTACCGCCGCTACAAGGCGGCCATGGCCGAGCTGCAGGCCATCGCCGAGGGCAAGGCGCAACTGTCCTGCCCATGGGGCGGCAGCGCGGGCGAGCTGCTGCGCGCGGATGGCAGCGAAAGCGCCGCCGTGCTGTACGGCTTCGCGCCGCGCGCGATGACCGACGACAGCTTGCGCGGTTTCTGAGGCACGCCATGGAGCTGGATTTCGTGATCGAACGCCTGCGGGACCGGACTGCCGGCCTGCGCGGCATCGGTGGCGCGGCCGACATGGACGCGGTGCTGTCGGCGGCGGTCGTCGTTGTACCGGCCGTCTACGTCATCCCGTTGTCCGACGACAGCGCCGAACTGGCCCACACCGGCAGCTATGACGAATCGGACGTTTGGGAGTTTGGCGTCGTGCAGGTTGTCTCCAACGTGCGCGACCCACGCGGCGAAGCCGCGCTGTCCAGCCTCGTGCCCGTGCGCCGCCAGGTGCGCGAAGCGCTCGCTGGCTGGGCACCGGACGAAGACACGGGCGAGCCCATCAAGAAAACGCGCGGCCGCCTGCTGCGCTTCGACGGCGATGGCCGCCTCTGGTGGATCGACCAGTTCAGTTTCAAGACTTTCTACAGGAGCAACCCGTGAGCAGACCCCATGCCAAAGCAAGCAACCCCACGGCCCAGGAAGCGCCCGCGCAGGCGCCCGATACCGCCACCGACAGCGCCACCGGCAGCGCAGCTGCTGCCCTGGT